GAGACTATTAATAATAGATAATAATCCAACATTTATAGATTATACTGAAAATTTATTAATATGTCCATCATATAATTATATGAAATTTTATGATTTGCGCGAGACTTTACCGAATAATCATAAATGTGAAGATTTGAAAAGATATATAGATAGATTAATTAAAGAAAAAAGAATAAGTAAGATATCAAATAAGACTACAGAAAATTTAGAGAAATTATATAAATGGTTATATAAAAAATGCAAGAGAATAAATAAATACAATTCAAAATATAATAATGATACTTTTTGGAAAGATTTAATAACACTTATTAAAAATTATAATATCACATCATATACACCTAAAATAGTAGCCGAAATTCAAAAAAGTATTAATAAAAATAATTAAAAATAGTAAAATTATTGAGTAAATAAGGATATGAATAATATATATTAATATATGATATATATAAGTTTTGATATTGGGGTTAAGAATTTGGCGGTATGTATAATAAAGAAGACGGATATATTAGAAATTCTCGATTGGCGCATAATAGCATTAGCATCATCAAAGAAAGAGATTAAAGGGATAGAAGATATATCCGAAAGAATATATATTGAGATGGATAATATAATAGGAAATCTCAAGAATATAAATATAAATATGATAGAATATGTTTTAATAGAGAATCAACCATCTAATTTAAATGGAATAATGAAGACTATTCAACATATAATATATGGTTATTTTAGTTTAATTAAATATTGGGATAAAGAGGTCGGGAATGTAGTTCTTGTAAATGCTTCCTTAAAAACAAAAAATCACAAATATATAATTAATATTGAATCCGACGATAAAGGCGATGTTAAAAATAAGAAAGGTTTTAGACGCGATAAATATAAAATGAACAAGATGCTTAGTATAGAATTATGTCGCGAATATATAAGTGAAGATGAACATTTAAAAAAGATATTTAATGAAAATAAGAAGAAGGATGATTTGAGCGATGCGTGTTTACAGGCAGTTTCATATATTAGAAGTAATATAAAAGATAACATTGAGAATAAATATAATAAAATATATATTAGAAACATTGATAATAATGAAGATAATGAAAAAAAAGAAAAATCCTAAAATATTGATAATATTAATGTATAGTAATCGTGTTATGAACAATATTGATAAAATGCGTTTTAAAAAATCTATAAGAAAGGCGAGATTATGTTTTAGATATTGGTACGATGAAGACGGCATCATAGAATTGCTTAATAATCTCGGGGATAAATTGGATGCGATTATAATTTCTGGTTCTGATTATCGCCTAGTTAATAGAAGATCACCCAAAGTTCCTGAGATAATATTTAAGCATGCTAACAAGATACATATTTTGGCAATTTGTTACGGAATGCAATATATCGCAATAAGATTTGGGAGGTTATCTAATGTCCGAACGAGAGACGCTGGATATATTAGAAACTATGATAAACCTTTAAAAATAAAATATCCTTTTGATATTATAAAAACTAAATATAGATATAATCACAATGAAATAGTTACTAAAGTAGGCAAAAATATAGATGTTGTAATGAAAAGAAAAAATATGATAGACATATTATATTATAAAAAGAAAGATATATTAGGGATACAATTTCATCCAGAATATTATAAAAAATCAGGTAAATTATTTTATGACGCTTGGTTATCGTGGCTATCTAATAGAAATAACTAAAAAATTATTTTTTTCTCTAAATGCGTATTAATAAACATTTAAAAATTATAATAGATATATAAACATTTGATACCCAAATAAATATATAATATGGCTTTACTATCAAATTATAATAATAGAAATAGTGATTTAATAGAATTAAACAAAGATAGTTTTAATACACCGTCTTTTGATTTTAATATACCAATGAACAAACAGTCCAGTATTGGTATAAATAGCGAATTATTTAATAAAAAGAAAATAAGTGACGATGTTATATCAATGTCGTCAGGTTCTTCTAACGGAAGTTCTTCAGGTGGTAAAAAAAACTATATGAAAAATATAGGTAATATTTATCGTAATAAAGATAAAATTGGTAGGGTTACAAAAATAGAAACTGAAAGCGATAGTGACGAAAGTAAAAATAGTGGTAAAAGTCTATACAGTTCAAAAAGTTCGCAAAGTGGAAAAAAAAAGAAATACGATTATAACGCAAGCGATTGTACAAGTGAAAGCGGGCGCAGCGAAGGCAGTGAAGAAAGCGAAGGAAGTGAAGGAAGTGGAGGAAGTGAGGGCAGTGGAGGCAGTGAAGGAAGTGAAGGAAGTGGTGGCGGCAAAAAAAATAAACATAATAACAATTATAAAAATAATAGTTTTTTAAGCCCTAAAGAAATAATTAAAAACGAGATAAATGAAAAGAGAGAAATAATATATCAATTAGACAGATTAGAATCAAAGGGGTTTAAGATACCTTTTAAATTCAATATGAATTCAGATATTGAAGAGATGAGAACTGAATATAATAGAATTATAAGGGAAAAAGAACTAGATGGTAGTGTGAGATTTCAGCAAAAAATGTTAATGGCTTTTATTTCAGGAACTGAATATATTAATGGGCGATATGATCCATTTTCAATTAAATTAGACGGGTGGTCAGAGCAAGTAAATGAAAATATCAATGATTATGATGATATTTTTGAAGAATTACATTATAAATATAAGGCTACAGGAAAGAAAATGGCACCCGAATTAAGACTTTTCATTTCTTTATCGGGAAGTGCGTTTATGTTTCATTTAACAAGTCGAATGTTTAAAGAACAACCATTGCCTGATGTTGAAAATGTATTACGTTCTAATCCTGAATTAATGAAACAGTTTCAGAATGCGGCAGCGAAACAATATGTAATGGGTAATGCTCAACAACAAATACCACAAATGTCTCAAAATAGAGGTTCGAGCAATGATAATATGGGATTATTTAATATGGTTAGTAATTTATTTGGTTCTTTAAATAGCGATCCTGTACCTTCAAATATGCCTCAATTTACACAAAATAAAACTATTCCATCACAATATAATGAGAAAAAACAATACGATGATATAGATAATATAATTAAAAATGTTCATAGCAAAATATCAATAGACGATACTGATAATAATATAGAAACTCTTTCAGTAAGTGACGAAGAAATAACATCAATAATAGAAGATACAGCGGATATTCAAATATTAAAAGGGCGTGGAAGACCAAAAAAAGGAACACGAACACTAAACATATAAATGTATATAATATATAAAAAAAAGTTATTATCTATTTTTATCTATTTTTTCTAAGATTTGATATTTTTTTAGCAGATTTATTAACAAAACTACCGACTTCTTTAACAGATTTGACTATTCTTTCTGGCGTCTTTCGTAGAGATTTCATGGGATTACGGATTGTATCTTCAACTTCTTCTTCAAATACCTCTATTTTAGATAAAAGATTGCTTAGCGTACTTAATAATATAGGTATTATTATAATAGTGAATAGAAGAGTTAAGAAGAGGAAGAGGGATATCATAGTACCTACAGATATAATATCGCGACTTAAATCTTCCGAACATTTGCATTTTTCATTAGTTAAATATCTAACATAATCAAACGCATAATATATATATACTACAAACATTAAGAAGAATACGAATGTAGCGATTGATAATAATTGAACTACGACATATCCCATACTTTTAGCTACACTTTTAAGAGATATTATAGATGTTATTATAAAATAACCGAGAGCTATAATAGTGAAGTTCTTGATAAAATCTTTGTTGGGATGTTCTGAACATTCGCACCCCATATTCTCGAGTTTATAAATATAACTGAGAATTATTAATAATAATATAGCAAAAATTGCTTGGATTATGGCACTACTATAAAAAGATAAGTTATTTTCGCTTTCTTTCATTGTACTATTTCTTACTCTATACTATTATATAGAAATAATTTTTTTATAATTCAATAATATTATAAATAAAAAATTTTGTAGAATTATCTAAGTTTTGAATATCGATACTTTTAATTTTATCAATTATAGATTTATATTTTATAACAGATAATATTTTATATAATTGTTCTAATAAAATATCTATAATATATTTATAGATAGAGGTATTATATATAATAAGGATATAATCAGCAATATTATTTAGTAATATTATAAGGTGTTCTTGTTTATATTTAATCCATATCTTATTAATATTATTTATTCCACGCTTCCATTTAGTATATTCACAATACATTTCGTATTCATCATTCAATATTAGAAGATTGTTTTCATATATATATTTAGGAGGGTCCCATTCTTTATTATTTATATAATTATCCCAAAGATTATCTATCATTGTTTCTAAGTATCCCTTATCAAATAGACTTAATAAATTAATATATATATCATTATCACTTGTTTTAATATAATTCCATATTATCATAAATACATCATCTATATTATTATTAAGACTGATGATTTCCTTTATTTTTTCATATATATTATCTTTGTTTTTAATACTAAGTTTATTTAAATTACCTATCAAACACCTTTTAAGTTCAGATTTCTTAGTAAAGTCGGGTATTATAATATGAAATCTTGATTTATTCTTAGGTTTATTATACTTATCTTTATTATTATATATTTTTTTAGCCCATATCATTTTAGGGTCATAATAAGAATTAAAGCACGAATACGTATTTTTTATATCAACTGCTTTATCCAAAATATTTTGCGGTATATCTATGGAATTATAGATATATCTAAAATTCTCTATATTAATCTTAATGATTTGTTCGTCCATTATATTTTATTATTGTAAATAATCTTATATATTGATTAAATAATAATATAATATCGCGAATATATCTAAGTTATAATATACATAAGGCAAAAACAATAATAGTTAATAAAGTATTAATGAAGAGCGAGATAATTAATAAATTAGACGAACTATATTCAAACTATCTTGTATATAGAACTATAATTGTATGCGACGATAGTAGTCAAGACAAGTATATAAATATACTAAAGGATAATAATTATGATAACTATGTGTTAAAAGAGTATGACATGACAATAGATTATAATACTCTTGATGTAAGGATATTTTTAATAGAAAAAAAATATTTTATCAATTTTATTAAGAGTTACATTGAAGATAAGATTAATGCGAATATTGATATAAATATGACGTATTTTTATAATTCAATTATAATACATTTTGATAATGATGAATATGATATCATAAAAGAAACCGATAAAATTAAAAGCGAATATAATGAAATATCCAATAATAACGATATTATTATCTAATAATAATTTAGAGGATTATACAATTAGAATATGGCTGTAAAAAGCAGTTTTTTCAAAAGCGATATATTTATTATGATTTCAATAATATTCTTTTTATTATTAGCAATTGTTATTTTATTAGCGTATAATAAAAATAAAATAATGGAGACTTTTAAAAGCACTTCAGATGATGATAAAAAATATAGAATCGAGTATTATTATATGGACGGCTGTAGACACTGTGAAGATTTTAGCAAATCGAAAGTATGGGATAAACTTAGTAGCGAGTATAGTAATAATATAGAATTTAAAAAATATAATATGAAAAGTTGCAAGGATAGAATAGATAAATATGAAATTTCAGGATATCCCACGATAATAATAATAGATAAGAGGGATTCTGAGAAAAAATTAGAAGAATACAACGATGAAAGAAAATACGATATTATGAAGAATTTTGTGGAAAAATATATTAATATGTAAAGATGGAAGCAATTAGTGCGAGGACGCAAAAAGGTTAAGTAAATAGTAAATATAAGTATATAAGCCTATTAATAAAAATGTATATTAATAAAGGATATATTAAAAATGGGAGGCGGATTGATGCAATTAGTTTTAAAGGGTAATATGAGCGAATATATCACATTGCAACCACATATTAATTATTATAAATATGTTCTCAAAAAACATACTAATTTTTCTATGGAAACTATAGTAATTACTTCAACAGGTGATAGTAATGTAGGATTTAGAACATCAACATCTGAATTACGTATTAATTTTAAAATAAAAAGATATGCTGATTTATTATCAAGTATGTTTTTGACTTTTAAAATCCCTGATATATATTCCGATAATATATATAAGTTTAGATGGGTTAACAATTTGGGTTTTAATTATATAAGAGAGGCGAGTATTAGAATTGGTACAGTTAATATAGAAACAATATATGGCGAATGGATGAATATATGGAATGAATTGACAAGTAAAGATAATACTGAGTATAATAAATTGATAGGAAATATTGATGAATACATTGCACCTTTCAATTTTGTTCCAAAATACAGAGTATTAAATAATAGACTTTACAATGTTACCTATCCTGTTTCAAGTTATGTAAAAACACCAAATATTCCTAGTATTAAAAAGAGGAAGATTCAAGTTCCTCTTAATTTCTGGTTTACAAAGAATCCTTCGTTGGCTCTTCCATTATTAAAATTAGAGAATAATGAAGTTGAACTGGACATTTATATAAACGATAAGGCTTTTGAGGGATTATATCAAGTTTGGAGCAATATATTAAATACTTATGTAAGTTCAACTATGTATAATCTTATACATAGACCAAATGTACCATTAAATATAACAGCATTTGTTAAACCAAGTGATGTTAATTTTGATGTAAATAATGAATTATTATGCACATATGTATATTTAGATAGTGTTGAAAGAAGTAGCTTACTATTAAATACTAATCAATTAAATTATATTATAAATACAGTTAAAAAAACACCAGCGATTACATTAAATGATAATCATACTTTAATAGATATAACGAACGCAAATCATCATATTAAAGAAATTATATGGATATCTAGACGAAGTGATTCTATAAGAAACTTTAATAATTATACGAATTATACAGCATCTCACGAATATAATGAGGGATTAGGAATATTAGAAAGAGCCGCAATATTATGGAATCGTGAAATATCGCGCGCGGACTATGATGCTAATTATTATAATCAAATACAGCCTTATAAATATCACACAAACATACCAAGAACAGGTCTATATTGTTATTCGTTTGCTCTATTTCCCGAAAAACAGATAAATTCAGGATCTTATGATAATACGCAGATTACTACGTCATTATCTATAAATGTTAATACTGATGTTAAAAATGATGCTGTTTATAATTATATTAGCAATATATATACTCAAGTTCTTAATCAAAGTTATCCATTAAATTTCGAAATTTCCATATATGTATTAGAAATAAATGTTTTAACAATATTAAATGGAAGTGCTGGATTGAAATTTAGTTAATAATTAATATTTTTTATATTCTTTTATATTATTAAAAGTATTAATGGATTTATTTATATTAATAATAATAATCGTTTTTGTGTTAATAATAAAATATTTGATAGATACTATTAATTCCCTCAATGGCGAAATTAGAGAGATTAAAGATAAATGTATAGGAGAATCTAAGAATGGCAAGGATATAACATTTACTAAAACTACCGATAAACCTTATACTAATATTAATAATGATATAATCAAAAGTATTGTATATTTTAAAGATTATTTTGATAATAATAAATGATGTTATGTATAAAAGTATATAAATATATATAAATAATATAAGCGTTTATAATTAAATGCCAAGAAAAAGTAAAAATACGGATGTTAAATCTACAATAGATAAGAAAAAGGGGTTGATGAATACTATAGTAAAAGATGTTGTATTAGTTGAAAATGAAGATATTATATTGCAATTACCTATATCTGACAGCGATATAAATAAAATAAATATAACTGACGAACTATTAGAAGCACCAACTCCTTATGAACCTAACTGTTGTTATATAAATGAGACAAATTTTTATAATAATATTCAAGATAATTTAATAAAACAAGATAGTAATAAAGATAATAATATAGAATATAGCGATAATACTATTAAATCTTCAAATAATTGCTATTGGTGCTGTCATACAATAAAAGATAGAATTTATGGAATGCCATACAAATATAATAATATAACAAATACTTATATATTATTTGGAAATTTTTGTTCATTAGAATGTGCGAATGCTTATAACTTTTCATCTCATTGTGGAAGTGATAAAGTATGGGAAATAAACAGTTTAATACAAATGCTAAGTAAACATTTTGGATGTATTCGTCCTATACGTCCCGCTCCTTCGCGTTTTTTACTAGATATATTCAATGGACCTATGAATATAGAAGAGTTCCGTAAAGGTCATCATACAAATGAGAAAACACATATATTAAATCTTCCGCCTATGATAGCAACTACTTATAATTATGAAATTGTAAATACATCTTATCTCAAAAATATTACAGATAATATGAATAATAAAATTGAAACAAAAAAATATAAAAAATGATATAAGAACACAGATATTATAATTATTGTGAATTACATATTAATTATTAATAACAATGAGTGTTATAAATATCGTAGATTATACTGACAATACTCGCGATACTGAAGATAAGGAAATATATTTTTCAAAATATAGAGTATCGACTATAACTTGCAATGCGAATATTGGAGAAGATATTAATTTAAATTTAAGAATGTTATTTGATAACATTGTAATAATTGACAAGGATGATACTGGTGGTATAGTATGGGCTCAATATATGAAAGATGGAGATGATTTGAATAGAGGAATATATCCTAAAAAGAGAAGAAATAGTAAGAAAAACAAAATGAAGAAAAATAGATTTGATAATCAGGTTACTA